GAACATTATCTGGATTTTCTTGATCTTCTTCTAAATATATTTCTTCTTCTTCTTCTTGTTCTTCTGTATTTTCTACTGTTTCTTCTTCTTGTTCAGAACTTCCACCGCCACTTTCTGTTTGTGTTTCTTCTTCCTCTACAGATTGAGTTATAACAGGTTCTTCTACCTCAGGCTCTACTTCAACTACTGGAGGAGTGTTGTCTACTGGTATGTCTACGTCAATATTTTCAGGCTGTTCGTATACGTCTTCTAAAGTGTCAGTAGTGTCTTCCATTAAATCTAAATCAAGATCTGTATCTACGTCTTCAATATTAACAGGATTAGTGTTGTCTCCAGTAGGACTCCAAAGATTACCTGACGCATCCGGTACACCACTTATTTGTTCTTTAGCTTGATCTTGAGTTATATTACCTTTAGCTAACTCAGTGTATACTGACCCCTTTTGTCCCCACTGTTCTTCAGTATGTATTTGACCAGTTTGTTTGTCGTAAAAATAACCTCCTGATTGGCCGGGAGCATTAGCGTTAGGTATAAAAATAAAAGGTTGGTCTTTTGATACTTCTCTACCAATTACACGGTCAATATGCGCTTGAATTTCAGCAGGAGTAGCTCCCATTTGCCGAATAATCATATCGGCATAAACACCCATAGGAATTGGGTTCCATCTTCCAAATACGCTTCCTAATCCACCGTATACAGTATCACGCGGATTCCAATTCGGGTCGAGCCTATTTCTCCAATCCCCTTTATCGGTGTTATCTCCTCCCGGTACATAAACGGGGTATTCTCTTTGAAACATTACTTCTTACTCCAAGAAGACATGCTTTTTATACCAAAACTAGCAGCTATCGCACCTCCTAAAAATGCTTTGTAATAATCAGGCATTGTTGATAACACGTTAAATCCTTCCTGTACGTAAGGAACCATACTAGGTATAAAAGCTCCTATGAGTGGCAAACTTAAAACTAAAGCAAACCATTCGTCCTTCCAAGAGTTCTTTGATGCTTCCGCTTGGGTAGTTTCCCAATCAGCGTCAGCCTGTATACGCCTCATTTTAGAATCATGTACAGCCTGTTTTTCAGCAGCTTTATTCTTTAGGAAAGTTCCTGCTAATTCACTAATTGGGCCTATTAACATTTTTAACATGATTATGCTTTAAGGTCTATGCTTGAGTTTTGAGAAGTATAATTTTTTAACTGAACTCTTCCGTCTGCAAATTCGTAATAAATAGTCCTAAACACTGTCTGGAGTCTATGTTGTTCGCCATGCTTTCTGTCATGCTTAACGACTTCCACTGTGTTGTGTTTAGCCCATGTACCTATGGGTGTTGTTGAGGCAACTGGATCTATCATATAAAAAAGGGACTACTAGCGTTATTACTAGTAGCCCCTGTTTCTATTAGCTGGCAGGTACAACCAAAGTCAAACCTGAAGCTGGTCTGAGTACCGCTACACCGTAGAGGGTGTCAGAGGTAAACAGGTTAGCCAACCATTCCTGCTTGTACTGAGTCTGTGATCTAACACCGACTTGCTCCGCAAGAACCATTGCATCTCTGTGGAACAACAAGGCTCCAAGAGAGTCCACTGAGCTAGCTGAGTTATCACCAGCAGCTTCAACAGTAGGACAGTTGGTGCTAACGTAAACGTCAATACCGTAAAGCTGTCCAATCTTACCGTTAACAACCGTAGAGTTATTAACGAAGTCAGAACTAACGTATCGTGAGATACCCATAATAGTGTTTCTCAACACTGGAGGAATAACAAAATGTCTGTTATCCATAGGTACGTCTTGATCGTCTAGTTTCTGAATAATGCCACGGAAAGCGTCGTCTTCAAATACGTCCGCAGAAACAACAGTGTCCGCTGTGTAAGTTGAAAGACCGTTTGAGGCATCGTTAAAGAAAGTACCAGCATTGTTTAGATACGTAGTACTTGAAGTACCGGAAGTACCAAGGCCAGTAGCCAAACCATGTAGATCAGAGTCTACTTGCTTTGCTAGGGCGTAACCAGCGTCTTCCGTGTAGAATTGACGTAGGGAGGACAGAGCCTGTACGTCAGTAATGTCTTCAATAAGACGTGAATATTCATAATGCTTGTTAATTGAAACCTGAACTTCGGATTCAGTTGCATTTTGAACGGTTACTGCGGTGTTCTCTGCTTTCGCGTGAGCGTCACCACGAACAGGCTTAGGCACATGAATTGTGTCGCCTTTCTTACCTGTCATAGACATTTTTTTAACCAGAGGAGCAAGAACTAGGTTCTTCTGATATGCAGCGATAATTTCATCACTCCATATTTCTGGTATAAAGGTTGCTGCGCTGGTGTTGTCTACAAAACCACCAGTGGCAGGATATGTTGAATCAGTCATTGTTAGTACCTCCTAAGTACTATTATCTGACCCTTTTTTCTTCATACGCCTTTAATATCTCCTGCGACAAAGACGCATAACGATCAGGGTCGTTTTTCATAAGTCTAATAATGTCTTGTCGTCTGTAAATTTTCTTTGGGGAAGCTTCGGAAGAACCTCTGGCAGAGCCTGTACTAGCACTCTTAATTGCCTGTTTTCTGTCCTGCTTCTCTGCCACAGCAGTCTGAGTAACCGCTTCCTGACGTTCTTTGTACAAAGTAAAAAGCTCATCAGCAGCTTCATGGTTATACTCTTTGTCCGCTGAGACAAACAACTGAGTCCTAATATTGGAAGCTTTAATCCATTCAGCAAACTTTGGATCTTGGAGTATTTGCTCCATGTCCGGATGACGTTGTTTTAGTTGTGCTAAAGCTGTCGTCTTCCTGTATTCCTGATTAATGTTTTCAGCTTCTTTAATCTTAGGATGATTCTCTATTGCTTTCTGTACTGCCTTTTCAGGGTCAGTAAAAAAATCTACTTCCTCTTCGACTGTTTGAGTCGGTGCTGTTTCCTTTGTGAGTTGTGTCTGGATGTAGTCGTCAACTACCTTGCGTAATTCACCCACTTCAGAACTTTGTCTGCCCAAAAGCTTTTCAGCTTCTTGGTGCATTTGGACAAGTTCCTGTGCAGATTTATTTTTGTACTTTTCAGGAAGTTCTTCAACTTCGTCAGGTTGTGGTTGTTGTGGTTCCTCACTAACAACTGCCTGATCCAATGTAAGCTCTTCCTGTACAGGTTCTTGAGTAGTTTCTTCAACTGTTTCCTGACGCTCTTGATCTATAATTTTAGCCATTATTAAACTCCGTACCTTATAGTATTGTGGAGGGCTATGAACTCATTTTACGTTCATATTTGATGTGCGATTCTCTATTCTTAACCCAACGGTCTGCTGCGTCAGGAAAATCCCCACTCAAGCCTTCTAACTGGCTTCGTATGGGAGAGATTATTCGCTCTGCTTCCAACCCACAACTGCACCTAGTAGTGTGGGTGGACCTTGTTACTAGCTCTTCAAAGACATGCCCTTTTTTGCATCTGAAGTCATACAAAACAAATTTATTCATTTGTTTCTTCTGCTAAGGTTTCCTCTTCTGAGGATTTTTCCTCTTCCTCCAATGCGTTTTTGTGTGCATTGTCCATTTGATTTTCTAGGTTGACTATAGTAGCTAATATAGCTAGCTGGCCCTTCCTAAAATGAAGGTTATCAGCGTCCGTAGTCTGTTCAACTGAATTAATATTTGTAATATTTTGCTGAAAGTCCTTTAAAAGTTGTTTCCAACCTTCGCTTCGGAACATCTCAAAATAATTATCAAAATATACTTCTAAGTCTTTGTTCATTTTGGTATTTTACCTTATTGTTAAGAATACCTTGTTATTATATCATATTTTTTGTTAAATGTCAAGCTTAATTGTCATGTTAACATAGCAATAACTAAAGCTATTATAATTGCACCTATAATTAACCCTATTCCTGATACGGAAGTCCAAATAAACAGGTCGTGTAGTAGCTGTTTTCTGGCTTTTTTCTTCTCAATTATAGCTTTTACACTAGCTTCATGCTGTTTACGTGACTCCTCCATAATTCTAAAGTATTCATCTACAAATTGTTGATGATCTCTGGATAAAACTGCCATGTTTCGGAGTTCTTCGTGGAAGCGATTAACTTGCTGTTTAGCCATTGATAGTTTTAAAGCCTCTTGAGGCGTTAAAGGCTGTACTAATGACTCACGTTTTTCTATTTCCAACCGTTGCATACCACTATTTATGGCTTGCATACGATCCAAAACGGAATTTATGTGCCCACCGGACTCCTTGACTTGGTTTATAAGCCCATTAACAGCACTTAGAGCGGCTGTAATTGCTGCAATGGACTCAAAAACCATTTAATTTTAACGTCCTCTAGGGCTTTTTTTACGCATGCCAGAATTTTTATTCTGAGAACGCTTTGCTTTTTTAGCTGCTGCTTTACCTGCAACTGTATATGGATATTTTTTACCGTTAACCGTAGGCATAATTACTTCCTTCTTTTTTTAGCTGTTTTAGCTGATTGTTTAAACGCCTTAGAAGTAGGCGCACCTTTAGAGCCGGGTTTTCTCATGGTTTCCCCTGAACCCGCTTTAATTCTTTTGCGTTTAGCATGAATATTAGAATACAAACCTCTGGGCATTTAACATCTCCATCTTCTTCTGGC